CTATTACAGCAATTTTTGACGAAAGCGGTACAGCTGAAGGCGCTTTACAAACTGGCTTAACTGCTGGTAGTACAGTTGCTTTAGATTTACAGCTTGGCGGTGGAACTGGCTCATACGATAAGTATAGTGGTTCAGCTAACATCACAAGTCAAAGCGTTACAAATGATGTGAACGGTATTGTAGAAGTTACCTTCAGTTTTGAAGGTACTGGCGCAGTAACAATCGCGTAATTTTAAGGGGATTAAGTTCCCCTTTTTTATTTATAAACTATGAATAAATTATTAAAAGCATTAGAAAAAGAAGGTACTGATATTCGTTCAGCTGATATGGTAGTTGGTGGAAAACTTCATCACGTCTATTACCGTGTTATGTCTGGGCAAGATCACGACAACGCATTAGAATTATCTAAGAAAGTTAAAACAGTTAAAGAAGCCGATGGTTCAACTACTGATTTAACATATTATGATGATGGGTTGTTGAGGGCGCATATTATCTACTTTCAGCTACTTACAAAAGATGGCGAACGTGTTTTTAATAATTTAGTCAAAGTTCAATGGATTAAAGATACTATCACCTATGAATCATCAAGCTATTTATCGGCTTTGATGGGTTTAAAGTCTGTATCTGATATTGTTGAAGCACAGCAAGAAGCACTAAAAAAGATGAATGGCTAAAGGCTAAGGCATTTCTTGCCTTTGAACTTCATAAGACCATAACCGAAATAAACGCATTGCCGATGTCTGAAATTGGTACACTATTGGCATATAAGATTAATGCTAACAAAGAGGTAGAAGATGGCTAAAAAACAGATTGAAATTGAGATTATTGCTAAGGGTAGACCAGCTGAACGCTCAATTGACAAGGTTGACAAGAAAACTAAGAAATTAGGCAACACAACTGAATCAACTGGCGCAAAAATGCGTGCTTCTTGGATAAAAGTTGGTCTTGCGGTTACTGGTGTAACTGTTGCTCTGAAGAAAGCTACTGAAGCACACGCAGTGCAACTCAAAGCAGAACTGGCGCTTAATAATGCGCTTAAATTAAACGCTAAACAAGGTGAAGCCACATTGGATATGTGGAAAGATTACGCTTCAGAACTTCAATCAGTCACTATTTATGGTGATGAAATGACGTTACAGCAAGTGGCAATGCTAAAAACTATGGGATTATCAGATGATAAAACCAAAGAATTGATTGAAACCGCTATGGATTACGCCACAGCCTTTGGAAAAGACGTTCCAAGTGCTGTCCGTGAACTAACTATGACTTTATCTGGTCAATTAGGTACGATTAAACGTACCATTCCATCTATTGGCGAATTTTCTAAAGCGCAACTAAAGAGTGGCGATGTAATTAAAGCAGTTTCTAAGCTGATGAAAGGTCAAGCAAAAGCATTAGCAGATACACCGTGGGGTGAGTCAGTGCAATTAGCTAATCAATACGGTGATGAACTTGAAAGGCTTGGTGATCAAGCGCTTGAATTAGGCTCTGAATCTGGATTATTTGCTGGAATAACAGCAAGATTGTCTGATGTGTCATTAGGTTTTAGGGGTGTATCTCAAGATATAAAGGGCTTTGGTCAAATATTTGCTGATGTAACTGATGAAGAGCGTATTACGTGGCTTGAAGATCAAATTAAATTACTTGAAGATGCGTCAAAAGCTATGGGGGATTCATCATTGCTACAATTTGGCGATTGGGTGGACGGTTTGTTTGATGAAGATATACAAGCTAACCTAAAGCAATATAGAGTAGAATTAGCAAAATTAAAACAAGATTACAAAGATAGTGGCGCTATTGTTGTCACATTAGGCGACCAAGAAACCGACGCTTGGCTGTCAGCATCTCAAGGTCTTGAGGAATATATAAATATAAATAAAGGTGCTGGAAAAGAGCAACAAGAACTACAAAAGGTTGGATTAAAAACGGCAAAGGGTCTTGAAGATGCTTTTGTTAATATGGCAATGGGGGTGAAGGTATCATTTAAAGATATGGCGCGCTCAATACTTGCTGACTTAATAAGAATTCAAGCTAAAAAAGTTGTTGTTGGTCTAATTGGTAGTCTATTGCCTGCCCATACTGGAACGACTGAAGTTAAGCATACTGGTGGCGCTATTGGTTCAACGAGAATACCATCATTCCATACTGGCGTTAGAAGCGATGAACGATTAGCTAAGCTACAAGTGGGTGAAGCTGTCATTAACCGTGGTGGCGCTGCTAAGAATAGAGGTGCTATTGAAGCTATGAATGCTGGTATGTCTGTTGGTGGTGGTGGCAATGTTACAACTGCTGAGATTAACTTTAATGTTCAAGCAATTGACGCTTCATCATTCAATAGTTATCTTGTAAATAATAGAAGCACGATTGAGGGTATCATCAATTCATCTTTGGCTACGAATGGTTCAGTGCGTAGAACTATCAAACAGACTATCTAATGGCATTAACTAATTTATCGTCTGACTTGCTTAATGGTCACAGCCATATTCAAGTCGAAGAATTTATGAAGCAAGGTAACGCGCTTCAATTTAACTCTGGCAAAAACCAACGAGTTGTTAGAAACACGTTGCCATCAATTGAATTAACGATCAGTTATAAAAACATTGATAAGGCTAAATTTGATAATCTTAAGTCAGCTTATGAAATAAATCATTCTAATACGTTTGAATTATCTAATACAAGCCAAGAAACACTATCAGAAATAGACGCAAGATATAAATATATAGCAGGCTCTAACGCTTCAACTTATGCCTTTAGAGAGTTTAAATTCTCTGTTCGTGTTGATTTAAAATATACTGGCACGATCAAGCTAATATCAAGCGTGTTCTTTGATTATCCAGAATATCAAGACTTATTTACTCAAGCATCAAGCTATTCACCAGTAACAACAGCTGACACAGGATTCATTACGTTAATGGAAACAGCAACGCCGTATCAAGTGAACTATGAGTATCTATCAACGTCATTATTTTCTAATATTGGACAATCAGCCAGACACATTAAAGATAGGGGTGGACTGCGTAAGAAATGGACGTTATCGTGGTTATTATCTGAAACTGTATTCTTAGCATTGCTGAAGTTCTATCGTATGCGTGGTGGCATTATGAGTGACTTCGGTATGCCAGATAGTGGCGTTATATTGACTGAGTATTTAAAAACTGAAGCTGGTTATTTTATAACAACTGAAGCTGGCGATAAGCTAATTACTGAGGGTGCGGGTGCTATTACTAAAGCTATATTTATGAAAGATTCGTTTAAATATGATAGAAATATAAACGGCTTGTATTCTTGTAGAGCAGATATTGTAGAGGTATTATGAGTAAAAATTTAAGTAATTATGTAAGGTCTGATGATGCGTTTGCTATCATTCACTTGTTTGAATTTGATATGTATGATTTTGAGGGTAATTTAGATGAGGTGCTTAGATTTACTGACCACGAAATGTTTGTTAAATACAATACTAATGATTACACGCCTTTGTCTATTACGTTTGATAGATTGAATGAAGATTTTAGTATGTCATCTGACTCGGTAAGCTTATCCATTGATAATATTAATGGTGAACTAACAAGGGAAGCATTAGCATCTGAATGGCGAAACAATAAGGCACGAATTATTAGATTTATCTATACGCCCAATGCTCAAAGCGATGGCGCTGATTATTATGATTACGGTATTATTCATTCTGAAGATATTAATAATTATCCTTACATTCATATGGACGATTTTATTACTGCTCAAACTACTGATGCTTATTATCTATTTAATGGCGTAATTGATACATTTAGTGCGACTGAACAAGCATTAACGGCTACACTAACAACGCCGTTTGTTCATTGGAACAAACCATACCCATCAAGAACGTATAATCAAAATGAATTTACATCTATTGTTGGCGCTATGAGCGATATGGTTTACTGGGGCAGACAGAATATTGTTTAATAAGGGGTTAATATGGGTATAGGTAACATTTTCAAAGCTATTGCTGGAATAGCATTAGTTTGGTATGCTCCACAACTTGCTATTATGGCGACTGGAGCAATGGGCGTTGGCGCTTCGGCTCTTGCTTTTTATGCTACAACTGCCGCGATTACATTAGTCGGCGCTTCTATATCTGGCTCGGCATTAGCACCATCAATGGGTGATATGTTTGGCTCTGATTCATACGCTGGTCAAAAGCTAAAGACAACCAAGGATAATTATTCACCAGTATCAATTGTCTATGGTGAAAATAGACTTGCGGGAAATATCATTTGGCAAACAACTAATAGCGCTGTTAATAATGATAATTCTGCAAATGGCTACAATCGTGATTACTGGTCAATTATTGCGCTTACTGGTCACACCATTGAAGATGTATTAAAGATTTATGCCAATGATAAGACATTAGATGTATCTGGTACTTATTCCGATAGGTACGCAAATGAATATACACACTTGCAATGGCACAATGCTAATACAGTGCGTGAGCCGATTAATGATATTGAGTTCGTCAAAGACAACACATATGCTAATGACGCATTTACAACGATCACTGGATATTCAGTTGGCGAGGCTAATTTAACCTTATCAACTGGTGATACTTCAGCTAATAGAGATAATCTACTTGATGATGATGACGCTACATATTGGTTAACGTCTAATTCTAACGGTCTTGGTGAATATGTGAGTATTGATATGGGTGCTACTGCTTATGCCTCGTCAATGGAGCTTACACTGGCTCACAACGTAGATACTGGGCGTGAGGTTGGTACAAGCTGGACGATTCAATATTCAGATAATAATACAACGTGGACTAATGCTAATTCTGGTGATGACTATTCATTTAGCAAAGACGAAATAATTACAATTAATGTAGATCACGCTGAAACTCATAGATATTGGCGCATACAGTTTGACGCATTATGGGAAGTTTTAGATAATGGCAATTTATCATCAAAGCAGTTAAGAATTTACAGCTTCAAAATCAATACTAACATCAACTCGGTAATTGAAGTTCCAAAAGATGTGGCATATTTAGCTGTTCACCAAGTATTTGATGCTCAAGACAATAAGAATACTGAGTTTGATAATTTAACCGTTGAGTTAAAGGGTAAGAAGATAAGAGTGTTAGCCAGTGCGACTACTTACTATACAAACCCGATATATTCAAACAACCCAGCCGAGATTATCTTAGATTTGTTGCGTGATACCTTGTCTATTGCTGATGCTGATATTGATTATTCGTCAATATGGGATGCTAAACAGATTTGCGAGGATAATGAATGGACGTGTAATTTAGCAGTCGTTCAACAAGCTAATATTCAATCAGTTATTCAAGATGTATTAGGCACGTTTAGAGGTCAGATTGTTCATTCTGGCACACAATGGAAGTTAAAAGTAAACAGCAAAGAAACAGCTATTGACGATATTTTAGATGATGATGATTTTATTAGTAATTCATTAAGCGTTTCAATGCGTGGTAATACTGAGATAGCTAACAAGATTATATTCAAATATATCAATCCACAAGACAACTGGCTATCAGCACAAGTAATGGTTGAAGATACTGATTTACAAACGTGGGATGGTCAAACCATTGAGAAAATTCTTGATGTTAAAGGTGTTACTAATACCGCTCAAGCTAAAGAATTAACGCAAATTGCCTTAAATACAATGCGTTATAGTGAGGGTTTACATAATGGTGGCGAGTTTGTTATTGGTAAAATCTACGCAATCAAGACTGCTGGCACGACTGACTTTACGTTAATTGGCTCTGCTGATAACAATGTTGGCACGGTATTCACAGCAACTGGTGCTGGTACTGGAGATGGTACGGCTTTATATAGGCTGAAACAAACACCATTGGCATTATCATTCGCCACGACTGTTAAGAACGCCCATTTAGAAGTGGGCGATGTTATTACTATACAATCTGATTTACTTGATAGAGATAGGGAGTTTGTTATTCTATCTGTTGAAACAGATCAAAGCGGATTAGTACAAATCTCAACAAGGGAATATTGCGAAACGCACTTTAGAAACACAGACGGTAATTATGTGATATGATTACCACAACTTATTAAACCGATAATAAATTAGGAAGAATTATGTCAGACAAGAAAATTAGTGAACTAACCGCATTAACCGCACCAGATGGAGCAGAAGAATTAGTTGTTAATGATAGTGGAACGAGCAAGAAAATAACCCAAACCAACTTACTGAGTACGGCACTACCTCTAGCTGGTGGTACTATGACTGGTACTATTGCAGGCTTCACCTCAACAGGTATTGATGATAACGCTACGAGTACAGCTATTACTATTGATTCTTTGAGTCACACAACCATTAAAGGAACTAACCCTAACGGCGGTGGTGTACTAAACCTAGAGAATACTACTGCAGCTGTTAATGGTACAGATTGGGGTAGTCTTAACTTTATCTCCAATGATACTTCCACAGGTGCAAGTGGCATTAGGGCATCTATCACAGCCAAGGCTACGAGTTTCAACGGTGATGGAAATTTGGTGTTTGAAACCGCTCCCAGCAACGGGGTAAATACTGAACGTATGCGCATAACCTCAACAGGTGACGTAAATGTAAACACTGGCAACCTAGTAATAGGAACATCTGGCAAAGGTATTGACTTCTCTGCAGCTACACCTGATGGAACTGGTACAGTAACTTCTGAGGTCTTAGATGACTATGAGGAGGGTACTTTTACTCCTACTCTGGTTACTGGCACAGCTACTGTAGTAAATGCTAGTTATACTAAGATAGGTAACATAGTAACTGCTACATGTACACTAGGTACGTTTTCAAATAGGTCTTCCACAGCTGTCGTTGAAATAGAAGGACTTCCCTTTGCTGGAAAAACAGCTAGGCACGTAGGTTCACTTATGGGGAGATATACTGATGTTTCCGCTAATAATTTATATATGGCAGCATCAACAAAGCTACACGTCTATGGAAATTCCTCAGGTGTTTGGGTACAGTTGAAACACTCAGATTTAAACAACGCAAGTTCACAGATATATTGCTCTATAACATACCAAACATAATTAACCTAAATGGATTTTAGGTCAGACATTTATAACAACAAAGGAGAGTCAAAATGGCTTTAGTAAAGAAAA